ATTGTAGATTGGTGCTTTCCAACCTGCAATCTTCATGTGCATTACCATTTCTTCGTTAGTAGCAAGTACACCATCTACGAATGAGTCAACCATCTTCTCATAGTGCCCCATAAAATCAGACATACCCCATACATGAACGAAATCATCAGGATCAATAGATTGAGCAAGACACCGAACAAAAATACGAGGCCTGTTAGCTGTGTCGATTTGCTTAAGAATATAGGGTAGAGACTCAATGCCTGGTTGAAACATGTCCTCAAAATAGATAACATCTTCACTGTTGAGTTCTCCGGCTTTCATCATACGTATTAGATTCATAAGTTGCGACATACCAAAATATGTGCGACCATGTGCATCTAATACTTGACCAGTAACAATCGCTTGGTCGTTACTTAGTGTTTCACCGGGGACAATGACATAATCAATACCCCGTTTATCAAAGACAGCACGATTCCACTCTTGTAATTGTAGAGTGTATCGTGCTTTATAGGGCTCAAGGCCCATATAATATAGTCTACGCATTATGGACGACGGTCTTCTGCCCAACTGTCTTTAGGCCACTTGCCTGTCAGTTGTTTTTGATGCTGGCGATATACATAACTCCGCATATCATATAAATGACTTTCATCATACTTATATCCGAAGTCTACACAAAATTCTTTAAACTTCTCCAAGTCATCAAAGATTTGACGAACTTTAGGATTGGGTTTGAATTCAGGCTTTGCCATTTTATTTCCTTTAGATTGTGACCGATACGTTAGGTCTGGTTGTGTTATAGTAAATTGAACATCCATTCTCTCCATCTTCTGAGACTTCGATTTGAATGTCACGGTCTGGATAACGATTAGCGATTTGTTGGTATAAGTCATCGCTCATCATTTCACAGCTTTTGTTATCCAATTCAATAGTGCCTTCACCATATAGGTTTTGACACCAACGTTTGAATTGAATAAATTCGATATCACGGTCATTATGTGTGACCTGAATTGCAACACGGAAGTGAAAGATATGACGATGTGGTGTTCCTAAGAAACTTACATCGTATTCATCACCTGTTGCTAGTTTAGGATCATGACCTGCTTGCGGGTAGCAATGAATGCCCTCACGTTGAAATGTAATCCATATCATTCGTTTAGCAATTGTGCTAATACGGTCTCTTTTTTCTTTTCTTGCTTGTTCTACTTGGCTCATTTAAAAACTCCTGTTTAGTGTCGCCCATGTTAACCATTGGTGAAAGGTTTTATATACCATTTCTGCTTCATATTTATCTTGAGGTATCTTAACACCTCGCACATAGAAGCCGTCAGAGGCAATTTTTAACATTTCATCGTTATGAGATGACCTGAATGTAATTGAATCTTTCATATTCATGTGAGTTATACCTACAGGTTCTTTAATTTCTTGTATCATAAAATCATCCATATTAAAACTCAAACAATTCGTTAAACTTAGTTAATGAATTAACTGTTTTCTTGCCACTCATACCTTGACTACCTGATTGCATTTGCTTCCATAGATTACTGTGTGCGTCAATAACATCATGGCTAGCTTGTTTAGTCTTTTGTGCAAATACATCATCAATTACTTGTTTAAATGTTAGTCCAGTTAAATCTTGTTTAAGCATGGCAGGTGTTATGCCTGTTTCATATTTGCGATTAGCTTCTTGAACCGCAGAAATATGTTGATAAACATTATGACTTTGTAACAATGTATAACTCAAAGTATCCCAACTTGTTTTAGTTTCTTTACCATGTTGACCAATAAAGCCATGTCCTCGATAGCACAAGTCCTTCATCAACAGTGTATCAGTTACTGGACTATCTGTAAAGACTTTATGGATACCATCAGCCAAAACTCCGTCTCTGAGTTTACGATTGTCAATAGCATAGTCTTTATTCTCAGCAGTTTTCTCCATACTGTATGACCATTTCTTACCATCTTCAATATTGTTATTGAAATATGCCAAACCTTTAGCCGCAGAGAAGAATGGACTAGCACAGTCAAATGTAATTTGTAGTTTTGGGTTATGATTCTTACGAATAGCTTTCTGAATGTCAGTAAACAATACAGCATACTCAAGGATAGACACACCCAAACAGTGAATCAAGTCATGCTTACCTTCTTGTAACAATCCATCATGGATAATGTCAACCATTCTACGCAACATTAAGTGTACGTCAATCTTTGTTTGTCCACCGAATGCCCAACCATTGAAGTGATTATCTGGATAGATGTTTGGATCACAATATTTCTTCATCTCATCATACCAATCATCACTTTGTTGATGGGTACGACCTTGCAATACATTTAGAAACTTACACTTACCACTACGATTCTTAATAAAGTATTCATTATTGATATGAGTAGCACTAATAGCTTCTTCAATGGTGCTAATACCATGTAATGAAACACCATTCTTATCTTTCATATCAAAAGTAGTTAATGATTGTGAAGGAATATCTAAACACATACCATAGTCCATATATGTGTCCATCCACTTCAATACTGTTTGACGTTTCTTCATTGCACGGGGACAATTGGGGTCTTTCCAGTCTGCTGGCCATTGACCTTTAAGAATTTGAAATCCACCAGAGTCACCCAACATGAATGTACCTTGCTCACGCTCACGTATGATGCTTTCAGCATGGTCATCAACAGTTGTATCTAAGTTAGCATGACCAGCAGAGTACAAGCCCCACTTATAATAGTAAAGACCTTCTTTAGAATTTAAGAAGTTTAGTTTCTCTACATCACCGTTAAAACTTGCAGGGATACGTGCTAAGTCAAAGTAAGGTTCACCCTTGCGTTGCTTACCTAAGCCAGAGATATAAAAACTACTGACTGCGGGTAAGAACTGTGCCCATTCAGGGCTGTGACTATTTGATAGATTAACTTGTTCCATTAAACTGTTTCTTCTTTTCTGATTAGTGTTTGAACCATTTTGATTTGATGTTTCTTCTCATCAATTTGGTTAAGTAAATCTTGTATAGCAACATTTTCTTCAGCTAATTTTTTTAGTTCTTGTTCTTCACTGCGTTTTTTACGTGCCCACTGTATCACATCTAGTATATCTTGATCCAAAGTCACTGTGGCATAGCTAGCAGATACACTTTGCCAACCAGTATTATTGAACACCTCTATCTCTGTGCCATTGATTCTCATCATACCCTGAACAGGATTATTAATATTAGAAGAAATATAGGGCAGGACTGTGTTGCCAGCCGATACTGTAACTCCACCTGTGCCTTGTAAACCCTTAATCATTTTGTTTGTGCAGGAATCAAATAACGATATGTAGCAAGACCGCTATCTACTGTAATCTCTGCTACACCTTGGTCGCTGATACGCATTGTTTTGTCACCAGACAAACTTAGAATATCAATAATTTGTTTTACAGGCCATTGCAATGAACGGCTCAGTGAACCAGATACTTGTGAATGAAATACAAAATTACCGCTGTGTGTGCTTGGGTCACCGAAATAAACTTTAACATCACCGTTCTCAACTTTAGTAATAAAAGTTGTTTGTTCGCTGTTAGCACTTGCTTGTTTCTTAAGACGCATGATACCGGCAACAGTTGGGCTGAACTCTACGTTCCAAGTCGCACCCTTGAACAATACACTTTTAACCTTTTCGCTAACAATTGCTTCTAGCATTAGTCGATAGTCATTAACAAAGTCACCTGTTTTTGTTTCAAAGTGAATTGCTTCTGGAGTTTGCACACCATTGCGGTCAACACGTGTTACGCTAATCTTAGAGTCTGTATCATAGTCATCAAAGCTAAGAATAGTTTTTAGTTTACCTAAGTTAGGCATACCGAATGTACCGATAAAATCAGCACATGGATTCTTTAGTGAACCCTCAACGATAACAGTTTTATCTTCTGCTACTGCGGCAATCTTTGTTTCTGTAGTAGTACCAGAAATCTTAATCAAATCAATGACACCCAAACCATGTGTGTGTTCAATCAAATCTTGTAAATTATCCTTCATATTATCTCCTTGTGTATGTATTTAGGAATGCTATCTGTGTATTATAGTGGAATTTTTTGCGAATTGCAATAGCAATTTAACCGAATGAGAATAAATCATCAAATGTATTATTAACAATCGTACTGCTACGCAAGTCCCAACTTAGTACACCTAATAAGTTGTCTATCTTTTCATCTACTAACGTTTGTTCCATTGCTTCGTCATCAAATGGTAACTCAGTGAACCATTTAGGTAGTCTTAGTTCATCTGTTGGGTAAGCAATACTAGTAAAGTTCAATGGATTGGGTTTAAGTTTGCAAACTACTACCTTCATACCATCAACAATCTTCTGACTATAGTTGTCTCCATGTACTCTGCGTAGATAGTTGTAGTTCAATGCCGCACGAACATGCCCGGGCATGTTCTCACGACCCTTTTTGCTGTTTGCTTCTTTATCACCATACATCGTTAACTTATTAACTGACTTCGGTGAACCTTTAGTCCAGCTATCTTGTTTGCTTAGTTCACGTTTGAATACTTTTATGGATTCAATAACTTCATCACGACCTTTACCCTCTTGAATAACCATTTTCAATACGTCCATTAAAAACTCTTGTACGTATTTAGGAGTATCAGCACGTTTCAAGTCAAGACCCATAGCTTTAACGTCACCTAATTTACCATCTTTATCTTTACGTTTATTCTCTTTATCAAAGATATTGATAGCATAACGTTTCTTTGTAATAAAGATAGCACGGTCACCAATTAGTTCACGACCAGCTTTAATGATTTCACCATTCTTGCGTGGTGAATGAAATGCTTTCTCCATGAAGCCCGGGAAACTATCATTCGCTTCGTCTGCAATTGAATCATATAACCCAATGCACATATCTTTGTCCCAAGACAGTTCGCCCTTATCTATTTGCGGTTTCAATACACTGTATGCGCTGAAATAACAACTATCAGTGTCGCCATAAACAATAGCTTCACCTTCGTGACTATACTCACCTGCAACACATTCATTGATTTGGCTCATCATGTGACGAACAATTTGACGACCACTTAATGTAACTGATTGCCCGATACGCTTATCATAGAAACGACAATGTTCATTCAACAGTGCGCCATATGCAGAGTTCAATAAAATCTTACGCACTAACTGACGCTTATCCCAATACTCACGGTCTTCATCAGTAGTTGATTCTTTTAGTTTCTTTTGCATTGCTTTACGATCCGAATACCAGCGAGTAAGTAATCCTGGAACTACACCCTCTTTCTCGTATGTAAAGATTGTACCATTTGCACTAAGCATCCAGGGCTTGTGACTATCAAAAACCAATTTCCATATCTCTGCCGCAGACATTTCTTCACTGCGACCATCTTCATAGTCAACAATAAGCATTGTGCCACGCTCTTGGTTCATAATCGCAGTGTACTCTAATGCACCAAACAAACCTTCCCATAGAATAGCACCAGTAACGTCATCGTCACCATCTTTATATCTTTTCTTTTCTTGTGCTAATCTAAGACCTTTGTCTTTCATGTACTGGTCTGTAAGTGTTTGCCTGACTTGGGCAACAATAGTCTCGCCCGCCATGTTGAGGGCTCTGATAACCGAGGGGTAGAGTGAGTTAATGTCAACTGCCCCGACGTATTCGTGCATGCCTCTTTTCGGCGTAGCAACATAGGCACCTGCTGCCTGTTGTGTTTCATCTGCATTTTCTGTTCTCCGTTTTTTATCTGGTACAACTAATCCGCGTTCATGTGCTTCGTTAAAGATAGCCATTTCAATCATTGCCACTGAACCCATAACTGTTGGTAACAGTACAGTGTTTTCATGTGCCAATGCGTTAGCTAAATCTAAGAATTTAAGTTTGTTGTGAATCTTAACCAACAACATAGTATCTTGTCTGTTGTACTCTAAGAACTTTTCCCAGTCCTTGTTATACAATTGGTCAAGAGTACCTTCGTATTGTGTTTTGTTTTCACCAACTTCCATTTCACCGATAGCATCTAGTTTATAGCTATGGCGACTTTCGTAGTTATACTTCTTATAAAGTTGAAGATAATCCATGTGAATACGACCAACCAAATCATAAGTCATTTCTGACTTACCAAATCGTTCATACTCTCTTGGCTTGGGTAATTGACCCATTAAACAGAATTTACGTGTATCGTCTTTACTCATTACACGTGTAACACGATTAACCATATAAGGTATGTCGTATCCTTCTGAGTTCCAACCAGTTAATACATCTGCATCTTCAATCAATTCAAAGAACGTATCAAACATTTCCTTTTCACTTTTGAAAAGCAATGTGTTCTCAAACTTTCTTGTGATTTCCCATGCTGTTTCTTCACTCATATGCTTTGGTGGAATGCATAGTGTAATACATTGGTCAAGCCAATCTAAGTAACAAGTGATTGCAGTTACAGGATTGAATGGGTCACTAGTTGGACTAAAGCCTTTTTCTGGGTCAAAGTCTACTTCAATGTCAAAGAAACAAGTATGTAGTTTGGGAGGATCAATGCCTAAATAGTTTTCGCTTAAACAACGAAATACTACGTTAACATCGCTCTCAAAGAGTTCCTTACCACCATGTATTCTTCGTTCTTTTTCAAACTCTGCACGTTTGCGTGTGCTGAATCTGCTTACAGGATTGCCATAGATGCTACGATGCTTTCCCTTATTGTCGGGATAATAGAAAACATAGTTGGCAGGGAACTCGTTGTATTGACGCTTACCATTCTTATCACGCTCAACAACAAATATCTTGTCATCATCACGTGAATGAATCGCATCTACATAACTCAAAGAGTCTTACCTGCCGCAGTCAAAATAGTTTCAAGTAATTCTTGTTCTTGTTGTGATTTACCGAATTCTGCTTTGTGGGCAATGCGAATAGCTTTCTTAAGTACGCTAGGTTTTATTTCTAGTTCCTCTGCTACTGCTTTGATGGTGTCCGAAAGTCCACCGTTTAGTGTTTCAACTTCGTGCATGACTTGCATGCCTTCATTGATAATTTGTGTTAATTTTATTTTTTGATCGCCGCTGAAAAGTTTAGGTTCCATTTGATTTCCTTAGTAAAGTAGTTATTATACACTACTGAGTAAAGAAGTCAAGGATTTTGCGTGATTAAGGTTAAATTACCCTTATTGGAAGATTTCTGGGTGTTTTTTGCCCCAGACTTTAATATACTTACCAGCCACCATGTCAGCAAGCATTTCTATTGGACTACCTGGGTAGCTATCTTCTGGCTTAATCATATTAAGCTCTGTTTGACGTTGATGTGTAAGTTCATGTATAACTGTTCTTAATATATCAACTAAATTACGATTCTTTACATATACCCAAATACTATTACCACTATGTGAACCAGTATGATGATTACCCTGTGCTTCTTCTGTATCATAACTTAAATCAAACTGGGGTTTATTTTTAATATTCAATAGTTTATAACACCATTCAATGAATTCATAGATATGTGCTTCACGTTCTTCATCGGTCAATTCAACTGACTCACGTATTTGCATTGGCCAAGGTTTGGGTGATATGCGATGACGCTTTTCTTCCTCATGTTCTTTATCAATTTTAGCCTGTTTCTTTTGTGCTAATTCATATTCACCGAAACCACGATAGACTTTACGATTTACATTATCAGTTTTGTCCATTTGCGCTAGTGCTTTACGCATATCAGCTAATGATGTTTCATCTAATTCTTTTACCCAAGTATCCGGAGTACTTCCATATTTCTTAACAAACAAGTCATGTAATTTCTTGCCACTGATTCCATGTTTGTGTGACACCTTAGTCATTAATCTGTCTATGGTATCATAGTTGAATTTATCCAACGACGGTAGCTTTTTGGCTAGCTCGTTTTCTGGACTTTCACGTAGGAATTCGTTTGCTCTCATAGTTATGTATTTATTGATTTAAATACTCAA